GGTAGGGGTCATACGATCGCGCTTACCGCTATTACATTTGATACAGGCAGCGACCATATTGGTAGCTTCATCCGTTCCACCTTTGCTAATGGGTATCAAGTGATCGACTGTGTTGGCTTCCTGTCCGCAGTAATGGCAAGTGAAGTAGTCGCGTTCTAACACCAGTTTGCGAACTCTTTGATAATAGGCTGAGTTATATCTCTTATGACTCAATGCCAGCCCTTAGTTTCAAAGTGATGTAATGCTTTACAACTGTCATCGTATCTGTGACGTATGTATTTGATAGATGCTTTTATCTGACCTTGAGGGCTAAGGTCTCTATACCAAGTAGAACGCATTTGGCCTAGCCCATAGTGAGAGCCATTTCTAGCGTTTGGATTCCAACCAGACTCGTAATGAATAAGCCAGTTAAAGCATTGAAACTCTTTCCAAGTAAGAAGGTTGTAAGCATATAGTTTTAAATTCATATCTGCTTTTGATGGCGTTGGATTTATTATTGTAAATACGGCAACTGCTAAGGTCAAAGGTATCAACCGAAGACAAAGGCCGCCCCTAACACTCAAGCGACGGGCTGCCTTCGGGCCCCGCCTTCGAGGGAGTGTAACAGGCTTGTCAACGGACATATCTACCTAATTCGCCCTAAACCGGACATCTTAAGCGCTGTGATATTGCTCTCACCAATCGCCCATAAAGCTATTGGAAACGCTATTGAATATTTTGATCCATCGGGTTTGATAAATCTGTGTTTTACCGGCATATTCATAATCACTGCCTCACTATCCCATAAATCAGCGAACCAATGAGATTTCGATAATGGCGCAACCATCAACCCGTTCTTATGTTCTAACCATTTGGCTACCCAAAGCTTCGGCGCACTATAAGGCGGATTCATCCATACTCGACCATACCAATCTTGAGCTAGGCCATCATCTTGCACACTAAACGTCTTTTTAGCCGGTATCCAATCAAGTCCACCAACAGGGCCGCATACATCCAAATCAAATTCCAAGCCAAGAGCTTCGAATATGTATGGCGGTGTATAAACTTCATCGTTGGGCTTGTAATCCGGTCTCATTAAACCTCTTAAATGGCTTGTCATCCCTCTAACTCCAATACTTTCCTCACATCTATCTCATTAGCTCCATTGAGCCCAATTATGGCTTCTCTAAGCTTCTCTCTGCCGTCTCCGTGAAACTTGGTGGTCAGGTAAGGCTCAGACTCGCTACCCTCTAACCAGTCAACCGGTTCACCATTGGGATCAATAACTAACTCATCAACGTAATTAAATTTATTCAATATCGCATCAATTGATGATTCTCTTACCGATTCGACTATTTCACTAGGTATATTGGCTTTAACCCATTTGGTAAAGCTCTGCTGGCTGACTATCTGCCACTTGAATTTAGGTTTTGTCGTAGTTACATATGCAACCACCTCATCACCTAATTCAGCCTTTACTCGATCAGCGCCAATGGCGTTCATCTCAGCTTGTAACTCAACTCTTAACTCATCTTTTAAGCGTTTTGCTTGGTCTGCTAGCAGGCTAATTGCCGCCAGTTTCAGACTTAGATCCTTGATTGCCATTTCGCTTCCTTTTCTTTGCTCTATTCAATCTGATTTCTAACGATGCCAGATTCACACCCATATCTCGGGCGATGAACTCTTTATCGAAGCCCCACTCCAGCATTTGACGGATATATGCAATGGAGTGGCCGCTTCGCCTTACTTTGTCTTGCTCGCCCATCCATCTCCCTTGAAATGTGTCGGTGTTGGCGTCCAAATACGCCACATAATGACACCGCAATTGTCGCAGGTTACTTCTTTAGGCTTGTCGAATCCAAGCGCGACATCCTTAACGCCTTCGCATTTATCGCATTTAAACTCATATATCGGCATCGATGAACCTTTCGAGTGTCGCATTGCCATTCCAGTAACGCTCTTTGATGCGCTCTTGCCCATTGGCTATTTTACAGATACGGCACTTAGCAGCCTTCATCTTGTAATTGCCGCATTGATCGCACCGGTTGATTTCATCCTCTCGACTAATCACTCGGTCAATTGGATCAAATAGGCGCTGCTCAAAGCAATTCTGACACTCCATTAACCAGACCATTTCCCCAGGCTCAATCTCAGACTCGTAAGCGGTTATCCCTCGATGGGGCGTTACCTTTTTACAAGGCCCACACTTGAAGGGGTGCATCTCGTTAATCATTATTCGAACTCACCAGTTTTGTCATACTTGCGCAACATTTAAGACAAAGAATCATTTTGTTTATATATTTTAATAGATGTGCTATTTGTCTTTCATATCCGCATTTATCACACTTATAAAAATAAACTTTTTTCGTTTCTCTCATCGCTGAAACGTCCATTTGCCATCTGATCCAATGCGCATCCATTTAGCTGGATGACCGGACTTTGGCGTAGGGCATACCCAACCGCGATATTCCTTGCCTTCTTTTGTGCCTTGCTTCAGCACCATTGGGCCATCGCCACCCGAACAAAGTGGAATTTCATCAATTACTTCTGCACCGAATTCTTCAGCTACCTTGCTAACGTCCCAAACGATTGGCTCTGGATCATTAGGCCGTTGTTCTTTTACAAATTCAGCGAGTTCGGGCTTTGTTGTTTGAATTGGCTTTTTAGGTGTTGCACTTGGCTTTGCAAAAAATCCAGCTGCATTAAGAGCTCGACCCAAAGACCCAGTCTCTGCCAATTCGAGTGCATACTGCTTTTGTTTTGACTCTGACGATAATCCTGTTGTCCAAGCCGCAGGATCAGCCTCAGTCCGATACAGCTCAGTTTTAACAATATACACATCGCAGTTAGACGCCAGTGATTCTTCCAAGACGTGAGTCTTGATTCGATAATCTGGATACGCATTAATAAACTCCTTTAAGCGGTCTTGCACACTTACATAATCATCAAGGTAATTCGACATTTAACTTCTCGCTCCCTGCGAACTGTTCGATCGCATAATCTAATTGTTCTTTTAATGACCAGAATGTTCCATCCGGCCAGTTCTGCACCTCATTGGCGCAAGGTTGGCAATAGAACCGCACCTGCGCCCTTCGGATAGGTGTTTCAGATTGGACTTTCCATACTGCTGGACTTTGTGCCAATGGATGCCAAGACCCATCTTTCAATTGGCCCCATCTACTTTTACAAGCGTCACACCATTGTCTTGGATTAGAGTTGCGAGTCAGACTCAACGTCGTCCCAATCTTCTGGCGTAGAAAATCTGCATCGACCCAAGATAGCGGCGTATCCAATGAGATCGAGATACGAATCTTCGCGCTCTGGACTTTCCACCATTCTGCTGAGTTTGGTCGCGATAAAGACAAGCGCCACGTCAGCTGGGTCTCTGAGCTGAATACCGAGCAGCTTTGAGATTTTGTAAATGCGTAAAAGATTGTGCCTCGGGTCGCCATATTCCATCCCTCGGTCTTCAAGGGTGTCACCAGCGTCCGAGAGCCAGTCACTTAACGATCTCTCTGACATTTATACTCGCTCTCCCTCGTTTATAGCCTTCGTTAAAAGCTTTGGCTTTGATGCTGATATATGTCCGGTAAATGATCCAGATAGATGAGCAATATGCGGCCCAGATAATTGCATCAGAATACTTACTCCACATCTGCGCTCACCCCGAATCTATCTAGCCAATATGCGGATATTTCTTCGCGACTTAAACGACCGCGAGCAGACTTTCGTCCAAGCGACTCAATTGCATATCTACGGATTATCTGGCCTTTAACGTAATTATCGCCATCAGACCAAGCACCCGAAGTCGAATCAAATCGAATTACTTTCGGATTATTTATCACTTACTCTCCCTTCTAAACCCTAGAAAATGGATTTAGTGGGATAAATGTATTTAGATAAATCTATTTAGACAAGTAGCAGCTCGGCGTGGCGAATATCTAGGAAGGCGCATAATTTCTCAATAGTGCCTCTATTGGCGAAGTCTGTCTTGTCCGGCAATGGCCTTACAACCCATTCTACGGCCTTTAGAGCCCCTAAATCGAACTGATAGACCCCTTGTGGGGTTGAGTTGATATAAAGGGTTCTAGAGCCCGTTCTAGCCCTTATATCGGCCAAGTAATCCCACTTGCGTTTCTCAATCAGTAATGTGGGGTAATGAGTGCGCCGACACTTGAGTTCAATGTATGCGTCGTGGGTGATGCCGTCGTGCTTGTCGGTCGGTGATACTGGCGTAAGGTCTGGATAAACGGCCTTTAACGCCTCAAATAACTCGACCTCGCGAAGATAAATTAGTCGTCATCCTCATCAAAGTCATCAAGCGGATTCTTGATGGGATCTTTCGGATCAACTATCCAATCAGGATACGAGCTGCGATCCATTGCGAAAGCCAGAGCGGAACCTTCGTCCATACCGGCTCGGCGGCAGGCATCATAAACTTCTTTGGCAGCAATAGCCCAGAAATCCAGTTTTGTGAGGATTGGCTCTTTAGTGGTCTTGCGACGTTTAGCCACCTTCTTCACCGGCTTCTTAGCGCGCTTTGTTGCCACCCTTTGCCACCTTTCGACTGAGGGCCAATTCTAACTGACTCTCCATCTTGTCGAGGCGCGACACAATCGGAATGTTCTCGAGTTTTATGATGTAACGAAGGCCAGCGATAAGCAAGGCAATTGATCCGAGGACTGAGGCAACGAATCCAGCGATGGTATTAGCGTCCATTACCGGACTTTGCCGTAACGCTCGTAATTGGGGTTGAGCCAGTTAATCACGGAAGGCAACACACTCACAAGTGCCGCATTGAGAATGTAATCGGGTTGAAGACCGACCGAGAGGTATGTTGATAGAGCCGTCGCGAGGAAAGTCTTCGCCCACGTTTCCGCCATTTTTTTCAATTCGTTCATTATTGTCTCCTTCGAGGTTGAACCAAGATCCGTCTTTATCTCCCAAAGTTGTAAAGCTGATGTGAAAGTGATGCCGGTGAGGATTGGGGCCGGTGTATTTGCGGCGCTTCCATCCCAAAATCGGACTCATAATCTTGCCGTCGAAAATAATATATTTTATTCGCTTATCCCCTCGCTTGGCGCATTTGCGAATCTTCTCGACTAGCGCGTGAGCTTCCTCTGGATGAGTTCCCAAGTCGCTCGTAATATCGATAGCGCGAACGATTCCGTTTTCATCAGGGTTATGATCCGACTTACGAGCCGAATGTCTTGAATCGCCAATCCATCCGTCTGATTTTCTTGAGCGCTCGATATAGAGGTCATCAATTTGCTCCCTTAATTGCTGGCCGGCTTTGCATAACTTGGGCATTATTTACCCAATTTAAAACCTTCTGGAATTGGCTTTGAGTAATTCCATTCTGCAATATATGCGCCTTCGCCATCAGAATCATCTTGTAATTTGATTATGTTTTTATTTATAAAATCTGATTCTGTCAATTCGGGTAACGCTTCAACCAAATCTTCGTATAACGCCATTTTTAGCTCCTAATCCATATTCCCGTAAAGTAACTAAACTCAGTTCCCGCACCTATCGCATAGCCGCCTACTGTTGCAAGAGCGAAACCTTCAACATAATCAGTTGATCCATTCATATAAATAATATCGGTAACTGGCATAAACCAACCAGTATTAGAACCGCTTGTGACAGTAGCACCACCACCGGCTCTAGCTACGACGGAACCATTTTTATAAATTGCTCCATATTGTGTGTAATTTGCAGGAATTGGAAAATAAGCATTTAACTTAAATTCGTAATAACCAGCTTTATTTGGAGTAAAACGATAATTGGTAGATGAATCAAAACAGCTATCAGTGTCAAAAGTTTCAGCGTTAAATTGAATTTTTGTCCAAGTATTTGCACTTGAAATAGTTTGGTCACTGGTCGTCCGGTAAGCGCGAAATGCTGGCCCGCTTGAAGCACTAGCAGCCGCCCATTTAAGACCTGTTGCAGTTGTGGAGTCAGCGGTTAAAACTTGCCCGTTGGTTCCAACTGCTAAACGTGCTGGCGTATCTGCTGCCGTTGCTGAAATCAAATCGCCTTTAGCATCAACAATTGCATTTTGGATTGCGTTTGAGTCATCTTGAGCAACCCAAGTAAAATCCATATCCGTATTAGAATTTTTTGATAGGACTTGACCGGTTGTGCCGCCTTTGAGATCGACGAGACTGGTATCGATTCCATTGCCTAAAGTGCGGATGGCTAAAGCACCATCTTTGACTAGGTCTGTGTCAGCTGGGGTTGTCCAGCCAAAGTTGCTTGTTGTTGGCATTAACTAATCACTCCAATCGCGTCCTGCCATTCTAAGGTGTTAAGGATACTATTCCAGCTTTCTGCCGCATTGACTTGATCCCAAGTTTGAGCGACTGCCGAGAATTCTGTTGGTGAGGCCGTAAAGGTCAGATTGAGGCCGTTCAGGGTGCTTGTCCAAGTCCAACCCTCGATGTAGCCAGTAAATTCGCCGCCATAGATATTTAATGGCAGATTGGTGACTTTGACCGGTTGGCCCATAAAAATACCCAAAAGCGCATCGCGATCAGCATTGCCGATTTCTGGATTTTGTAGGGGATAAGTAATGGAATCAAAATAAGCTCGAGGATAAGCCCGTAGGGCGACTTGGCGGTCGGCAACATTTTGAGCGTCGGTTGCGTCGTGAATATAAGAATTTTCTTGGACGTCATAAAGGCCATAAAGGTCGATTGAGTCCTGATCTAGAGCTGACTTGGAACTATTGAAATTATTGCCATAATTGATTTGGTATTTATTGACGATTTTGCCAGAGCGGACAGATTGACGAATTCCTTGAGCAAAGGCTTCGCGGCCGTCCAATTCGGTATAACCATTAGCCAATAAATAATTTTGGCGGTGAGCTGCATCGGCATATCCGATTTCGCCATTGGAATTCTCATAAACGTATCC